ATATATTAACATTTTAGAAATTCTAATTTTATAGTCGACTAGAATATAAGTTTCACATGAAACAATATTGGCAATGTGATTGTAAAAAATAATTTTCGGCGGGAATTAAAAAATTCTCCTTGCTATAATAAAGCCATATGATCCCTCTTTGTAGGTATTATCTAGCATGAAGTCTGAAAAGGTCTCTATTGCCAAGCAGAAGGCTTATTTGGCGCAATACATCAGAGATCTTAAGGAGAAAATTCCTTGTATGGACTGTGGAATAAATTATCCATACTATGTCATGGACTTTGACCACGTTCGTGGTAAGAAACATGCAAATGTAATGGAATTAATTCCTACTCTGTCCAAGAAGAGGATAGATCAGGAAATAGCTAAATGTGAGCTGGTATGCTCTAATTGTCATAGAAAGAGAACACATTTCCGTAAATTGAAAAAAGCAGGATAAATGAATATACATTTAATAGCATATCCCAGATCAGCAAAACACTGGTTTAAATGGTATATAGAAAATAATACTGATTTATCTATAGAAACAATTCCATATTCAAAAAAGGCGGGAAGTCAAGAAACACAATACTTTAATGCCAAATTCAATCAAATACCCAATCTAAACAATACCTTGGCAATAATCAGAAAACCAGAAGATTCTCTAGCTTCTATATACACTATGGAATCTTTGCAGAATATAGAATATAGATCTCAACAGTATATAGACTACTATGAGTTTATCATAGATAATATAAAACATATATTCAGGTTTGAGGACGTTATTTCCAGTCCCGCCTCAATTGCAGAGTATTTCTGCAGAATCAATAATAAAAGCTTTAATAGCCAGGTCTGGCAATACGCTCAATATGAGCAGTGGTATCTGCAAACTCAGGACCAGAGAAAGCTTATTACTTCAAAAACAAATGATTTATATGATCGATCAAAATCAATAGTTGAGAGTATGGATTTGTCAATACATAATGATCTATATGATAAAACTTTATATAGATCTATTGAGATTTAGTTTTTCTTCTCGACGTTAATTTTTTGTAAAATGAGATAATTTTTTTCTCAGCTTTACCGCCCCATTGTTCTTCATAATTATTTGGAGTAAATGATGGGTTATACATCTGATGTGTAAAATGTCTGCGTGGACCTTTTTCTGGACTCATATTTATATTATATCGCTTCTTCTATCCCGCCGTGCACTTAAATTTGCACTTTTTTCGCAATTGCGACGCAATTTCACTATATAAAGGACAAAACCCAATCGGAGGCGGATCCAATTGGGTCTTGCTACGCCGAAGCGTAAGTATGGGGAACATGTGGGATGCTACGACCCATACAGATCTAATTGTCACATAAGTTATTTTTTAAGTCAACCACTTTTTAATCCCAGGAATTAGCTTCCATGGGTCTTATTGTATATTTCTCATCCCCTGTTAAATCGGCTAGAATGGCCATTAGAGAATTGCAATCTTCATGCCGCCACCAAGTATCACATTTTCCCTCTGAGACGTTCTGGCAATTTTCTAGCAATTTTTCCAGGTATCCTGTCATCCACTCCAGGGCTCCAGTTGCCATAGCCATGTCGTCATAATAATTTTGATATTTTAATTTAGCATTATTCATACATCGAGTAATTTGATCGATATATAATTTATTCATTTTCTTCTTGCGGGGTATAAGATGGGGCGGGACCTAATAAATATCCTTCATTATGATATTTAATCATCTTATCTACCTCTTCCGCCCCTACTAATTTACTGGCAATAATGGTCATGACATCGTATATTCTATGTAGCATAATATAGTTGACCATATCCAAATTTTCGGATAAATCTTGTTTTGTTTCTTCTTCGCTCATGGTCTACCTATATCTTCCCAAAATTTCTCTCGACCCATATTGTCGACTTCTTCTATCTCGCCGCTCTCACTTTCCTGAGATGGCTTTTTCCATTCTGTCATATTGATCCAATCCTATTTCATTCCTGTATTCACAAGAAAGGCAGTATAAGTAAATTTTATCATTATTATCTTGATTAGGCATCAGAAGGCCTTGGCATAATGGACAAACCATTTTTGCAACAAGGCCCTCTTCTGCAAGGGTTAAATATTTGGACACAATCTGTATCCTCAATTTATCTCCTAACTACTTTGGAAATTGAAATATCAACTTCTTAGCTTTACTAATAGAATTTGGCCAAGATGACCAATCTACTCCGCCTTTAGTCATATAATACGTTATCTCTGCGTTAATTACTGGATCAAACAATAGTACGTTCGATCTCAGGTCGAATTTCTCTTTGCGATCATCACCAAGGTTACCTAGCATATTGATCTGAAAAATTCCGTAGGAACTGTCTCCAGTATTCCTGTTTCCGTTGTAAGCCATAGGGCGTCCATTGGACTCCGCTTTGGCAATACCCCAAGCCATTTTAAGGGCTTGTCCTTCAAATCCTACAGACTTGAGAAGTTGCAGCAACTCTTTGTCTGTAAGCATATCTGAAGGTTTGTACACAGTGTTGCTGAATTTTTCCAGCGTCTCTTCATTCAGTTTTGCTTGTTGTGCTTTCAAGATCTCTGGTTTTACAATCAGAGCCTCTGCTGTCGTCATTGTTTCAGGCTGGACTCCAAATAGAAATAATGTTATCATTCCTATAACGGACCAGCTATGAGCAACATCGCTCAGCTTTTGTTTAATATTCTCCATTGGCATTTCCTCCTTTAGAGATAACGAACTACAATAGTAGCATTGTTTGGCAAATCGTGTCAAGCTAGTTGACCAGAAAATTTTATGATAATTTCATTTTCAACACCAGTGGTTAACATGAAAACCAATAATGGTTACGGCCACGCTGGCACAAAAATAATAGATTCTTTAAAAAATTTAGGACACAAAGTTGGATTTCAATATGCAAAAGCACCAGTTCAATTAAATTTTTCTCAACCTAATTACTTTAAACTTCATAGAAATCAATATCAAATTAGTTATACTCCATGGGAATCAACTGTGATACCAGAAACATGGCGTAAATCACTAAGTCTTGTTGATGAAATTTGGACAACATCTGATTGGTGCGCCAATGTGTTTGAGGATAATGGATACAAGGATGTTCGTGTTTATCCACATGGGATTGAGTCTTCTTGGTTTCCCCGCCGACGTCGTGATGATGGCATTATAAAATTTTTACATGTTGGCGAACCTGCTCCACGTAAAGCTGGACAAATGGTAGTAGATGCTTTCGTTAATCTTTATGGTAATAATAATAATTATTCATTAACAATTAAAGCTTATAAACATAATACTACTAGAATATATAATAATTATATAGATAAGAGTATATTAGGTTTACCAAATGAACTATATAATAATATATATATAATAGATAAAGATATGACAACAGAAGAATTAATTCAATTGTATCATGATCATGATGTTCTTGTCTACCCCAGTTATGGAGAAGGATTTGGATTTATTCCATTACAAGCATTAGCAACTGGAATGCCAACAATATGTATTGGAGAATGGGCACATTATAAAAAATATCTTGGTCCATTAAATTTAAAGTCGGAAGTAATAGATTCTCCTTGGCCTTTTCCACACGAAGGAAAAGTTTATAAACCAAACTATCAACATCTACTTGAACTTATGAGAGATGTTTCTATAAACTTTAATGCATACGCTGGTTATTATTATGCCCAGTCAACTAAGATACATGAAGAGTATAATTGGAATCAGTTGACTAATAATGCGTTTGATCACATTTTTAAAAAGTTTTCTTAACCTCTTCCCTCTATAAATAAAGTTTGCTAGAATAAGACTCTATCAATTTTTAAATTAACCGCAGGGCGGAGAAAAGGTGTTATATGTCAAAAGCTATTGAAAACCCATATGAAAATTTTATTGCATTATCTAGATATGCAAGATGGATATCAGATGAAAACAGAAGAGAAACATGGGGAGAAACAGTAGATCGTTATTTTAACTTTATACTGGATTATCTAAAAAATAACTTTAACTATACACCTAATAAAAAGCTTGTAGATGAATTAAAAAAATTTGTATATGATAGAAATGTAATGCCTTCAATGAGATCAGTAATGACTGCAGGTCCTGCATTGGATAGAGATCACGTTGCAGGATATAACTGCTCATTTGTTCCAGTTGATTCACCTCGTTCATTTGATGAAACTATGTATATCTTAATGTGTGGAACTGGAGTTGGATTCTCGGTTGAATATAAGTATGTCAATAAACTTCCGTCCGTCCCAGAATCATTTGAAAAGTCTACTACTGTAATTGTTGTTGAAGATTCAAAGAATGGATGGGCAAAAGCTTATCGTGAACTTCTTGCAATGCTTTGGGCAGGACAAGTTCCAGTAATCGATGTGTCAAAGCTTCGCCCAGCAGGTGCACGTCTTAGGACAATGGGGGGACGTTCATCAGGCCCTCAGCCATTAATTAATCTTTTTGATTTTACAATCGCAAAGTTTAAATCAGCAGCAGGTCGTCAATTGAAACCTATTGAGGCACACGATATAATGTGTAAGATTGGCGAAGTTGTAGTTGTTGGCGGGGTTCGTCGTTCTGCAATGATTTCTTTGTCTAACATCAACGACATTGAAATGGCAGCGGCAAAATCAGGAAACTGGTGGGAACACAATACGCAACGTGCTTTATCAAATAATTCAGTAGCATATTCTCGTAAGCCAGAGATGGAACAGTTTATTGCGGAATGGAAGAATCTATATGATTCAAAATCAGGAGAACGTGGCATATACAATGTGGCTGCTGCTCAAAAGCAGGCAGCAAGATGGGGACGTAGAGACCCTGAAATCCATTACGGAACCAATCCATGTTCCGAGATTATCCTCAGACCTTATCAATTTTGTAACCTCTCTGAAGTTGTAATCCGTGAAAATGATACTCTTGCAGAGATTGAAAACAAGGTACGCTTAGCAACAGTTCTAGGTACTTGGCAATCAACACTAACAGACTTCAAGTATCTTCGTAAAATTTGGAAAGATAACACAGAAGAAGAAAGATTGCTTGGCGTATCTATCACTGGTCAGTTTGGCCATAAGTTCATGTCTGGACAAGAAGGACTTCAAGAGCTTGGAGTTTTCCTATCAGAGATTCGTGATCTTGCCAGAAAGATAAATAAAGAAGAGGCGGGCAGAATCGGAATCAATGAATCTGCTGCTATTACATGTGTTAAACCTTCAGGAACAGTATCTCAATTAACTGGCGTATCTTCAGGCATGCATCCATGGCATTCTAAATACTATGTCCGTACGGTTCGTGGAGACAAGAAAGATCCACTATCAACATTCCTTAAAGAAGTTGGAATTCCAGTGGAAGATGACTTTATGAAGCCAAATGACACTTATGTGTTTTCATTTCCAGTAAAAGCACCAGAAGGTGCAATAGTTAGGGATGATTTAACAGCGTTAGATCATTTAAACACTTGGCTTGTGTATCAGCGTGAATGGTGTGAACATAAGCCATCTATTACTGTATCGGTTAAAGAAGATGAGTGGATGGAAGTTGGAGCATGGGTATATCATTACTTTGATGAGGTGTCTGGTATCTCATTCCTCCCGCATTCAGATCATTCATATAAGCAGGCTCCATATCAAGAAGTTACAGAAACAGAATATTTAGAGCTTCTTGCCAAGATGCCGTCGTCAATTCGTTGGGAAGATTTATCTTTCTACGAGACAGAAGACGGAACAAGCGGAACACAAACTCTCGCATGTACTTCAGACGGAAACTGCGAGATTGTGGATATC